TTTGCATATGTATAATCAGATCCAACATTTATTACTTCTACATTAGCTACAACATTAGCATTTAATAAACTATTAACTCGTGCTCTTGCTACAGCTCCTGATCCATCTCCAGTAATTATAACTTGTGGACTGATAGAAAATTTACTATCTGAAGCTAAGGAATTATCTAATTCAGAAGCAAGTAAGACTCTTTTTTCATTTGCTGTAACTATATATTCATCGATTATACCTATTTGACCTGCTCCAGTACCAGATTCAATATAAAAAGATGATCCTTTATAGAAGTCTGTATTAGAAGAAAGTTTATCACCTATCTGAGTTACAGCTGTTATATTAGATTTAGTAGATGATGTTGTGCCTGTTATTTCATCCGCGGTGTCTATTACCCCACTTATAGATGAGACAGTTAAATGAGTAGAATTAGAATCTATAACAACACCATTAGCTGTACCTAAACTGGCTAAAATAGAAGCAGCTGCTGTATTAGAAGCTCCTGTAACTGTAACAGTTGGAGTACCTGAATGACTTTTACCTCTTGAAGTTAAGTTAACTCCAGTAATAGCTCCATTACTATCAACACTAGAAATACTAGCTGTAGCCACAGCAGTAGCTGACCCGGTTATAGCAATAGTATCTGATGTAGTAAAACCAGCACCCCCGTCTAATATTCTTAAACCATTTACAAATGAAGTAGTAACTTCCTCTTTAACAAACCCTGAGGTACTACCTACATTAAGAACGGTACTTGTTGTTCCAGATAAAGAGATTAATTTATTGTCTCCAGCTACACCAAATTGAGTAACAAACCCTTCTGCATAACTTGAGTAATTATTACCTCCATCAGTAAGCTTAATTACCTGAATAGATCCATCTATAGCATTTGTTATAACATCTGTGTTAGCAATAACTGGTATATAATCATCTGTTGTAAATTTATCATATACTGATTCTGGAATTGTATACATATACTTCCATTGATAACCATCAGAAGCAGTTATATAAATTGTATCATTAGCATTTGTTTCTGTTAATGAGGGCGCTTGAATTGAATTAGCACCATAATTATTATCTATGCATTTGAAGACATTATAATTAGATGTTTCTTGTCTTATTACAAAAAAATCAGTTTCATCTAAATGTGCAGTAGTATCATCATACATTGAATAGGCTGTTCCACTTGACCAATCTTTTCTGTTAACCATATGCATAACATCTACATTATCAATCTTTTTACCACCAATCATATTTCTATATGATTCATAATGGATAGCATTAACAGACTCCTCAAATGCTGGAGTTACATCCCCGTTAGGAAAAGGTGTGTGCTTACCATAATAAAGATACAGTATTGTATTAGCCGGTTCAGTTAATGACTCTTTAAACTGCTCAGCGCTCGAAACTTTAAAATTATTTGTAATAAAACTATGTGCCATATTAACTCGTTGTTATAGTTGCATTTGCAGATGCTAATGTCAACGTATCTGATTCTCTTACTTTAACTACCTCACCAAATAACTTAGTACCTGATACATGTAATATTTCTTTAAGTTGCTCTTCATATTTAGCTAACGCGATACCAGTTCTTACAACATAAGAATATTCTTGATAGTAATTACTATCTTGGACTTTTGAAACATCACTAATAAAACTTATTCTATCTCTCCATTCACCAGCACCTACTCCCTGTTTACCTGTAAATGCTTTTCCCGTTACGATAAATGGTGTATCATTGCTCTGCAATTGTACTATAGTATTAGCCTCATAACCATACCCAGAATCAATTATTTCTAAATTAGATGCAACTCCGTTTGCGGTGATAACAGTTGCGTTAATTACAGCGTTTAATCCAATTGGTAAAGTTGTGTCGTCTTGGTAAGCAAATAAAACATCAGCAGTTGCTCCAGATGTTGAGCCTGTGAGCGATGCTCCAGCAACAAAAGCCTGGCCAAATTTTAATCTTCTTATTTTTACCTGCTCAACTTCATTAACAATAGATGTTGATTTATATCTTCCTGTAGCAATTGAAGTTATAGTATTAGCAGTAACACCTGAAGAATCGGGATTAACAGCAGCATTAGATGAAAGAGTTATAATATCTGTAGCATCATTAAAGGTACCTATTGGATTTGATATTTTAATATGAGTAGCATTAGATGATTCAATAACACCAGTAGCTCCTGTAGCTACTTGAGAGACACCTTCTCCTATAGTAATAGCAGCTCCTCCATCTAGAGTTACATTACCACTATGTAAAACTAAGAACCCAGCTAAAGATAAAGTCTGGCCTAAATTTTCACCAGGAATAAATAACCCGTTTCTATTACCTATAACACATACTATATCTCTTCTATTAAACCCAGCTACATAAGGATTATGAGCAAGAGGAACAGGATCTAAATTATAACTGCTTCCTGGATTAATAAAGTTAAGTGATTCTATAGTACCAATAGTAAATGTACTAAACGTAAGGGCATTATATAATATAGTAGTTAAATCTGCCTGACCTGATTTTGGTAAGCCGTAGCCAAAATCCATATTTACAGATAATGAAGCACCGGTGCCTGTTGATGTTGATATACTCATTGTGGCATTAGAGTCGTATTCTGAGCCAGGTTCATTTAAAGTTATACTATTTACAGAACCAGAATTAGCTGCATTAGCTGAGAATATTCCTGTTGCTGTTACGTTAGGTGATCCACCAGAAAATGTAACTGTATCTGATGGAGCATATCCTGTACCACCCATTAAAGATGAAGAAGTAACATTAGCAAATGCATTAACACCTTCATTAGTTATAGTTCTACTATTAGTAAAAGTCCCGTTTGATAAATTTCTAGCTACTATATGAGTAGCATTAATTGATTTAATAGTTCCTACAGCTCCAATTGAATTACCGGATGCTCTCATTCTTGCCTTAAGTACAGCTCCAGCTCCAGAAGAAGTAATAGTAACTGCAGGCACACTCTCATATTGAATACCGTTATTAGATATTTCTATTCCTTGAACTGTTCCACTACCATCTGTTACAATATTAGCTGTAGCGACAGTCCCTGGACTGCCTCCTGTAAATACAACTGTATCTGAATTACTATACCCTGAACCTATTGTTGTAACTGCAATACTATTCACTACTACATTAGCTTCAAATATATAATCACCAGCTGAAAAGGTACCGTTAGCTGCAAAAGGCATTCCGGAATTAGCTATATTATTAATACCTATTTTAGTATCTATAGTTACTGAATCAACAAATCCTACTCCTGAGTTTGATCCGTTAACATGCACATTAGATGTTGGTACTGGATTTAATGCTGTATTATTAGCTCCAATAATATCAGTAAATAGGGATAGTGTTTCTTGTGTGCCAAGAGAACCAACTTCGTAATCACCACCAATTCCTGTACCTGTATTTGCTACGTTAGCATAAGTATTACTAGATGACCCAACAACATATGTATAAGGTCCTTTAAAAAACGGTTTATTGTTTGCATTTAAACCTATAACATTAGCAGTTTCTCTTACCTCTCTTCCAATAAATTCACCTGTAGCTGTAGCATTAACAACTGTATCAATTGCAACATTACTTACAACATTACTGATTGCACCAACTCGAATAAAATCAGCATGAGCAAAATTACCGTTAGCTACCATAATAGTAACTAAATTACCAGTACCGGTCTGTACCCAATGCCCGTTAGCAACAGCTGTATTTGACGCAATGTTAACACCAACTAATAAACTGCCACTATTAGCTGCATTTATAAAATTAGTTGCTGTCATTCCAGATGTCCAGGTAACATTAGCAAGCGGTTGACTTACTGTTTCAAATAAGAAAAAGTCATCTATTTCTGTATTAGAGTTACTAGTATTATTAACTACTAAAGTAGCGTTAGAAGATAGCGTACGTGTATAAGTATTAGATACTGTATATCCATACCCTCCATTAGCTAATGTATAATCTACTTTACCTGTAGCATCTTGTACCCCGGTAATTTTTGCTCTACCGTCTTTACCAGAAGTAGATATAACATTAAAAGTATCTCCTACTTGAAATAATCTTCCACCATTTGTGATACTTATATTAGTAAGTGAACCTACCATTTTTGGAGCATCTTCAATAAGTCCATCATCACTTATAAATTCACCAGTTTGAAAATTACCTACTACATTAGATAAGAATGCTAAAGTAACTCTTTTACCAGTTATTACTTTAGTTATAACTGATTCTACAAACGCTGTGGCAAGTGAGCTAGATCCAATTACTTCTTTACCAATATAGTTACGAGTTCTTTCTGATGGTGAAAGCTCTAAGTATACTGGTTTTGTAAATGAACTCTGTGAAGGAATTAAAACTCTTGAACTAGGTAAGAAAACTTCTATTTCTTGACCAAATAACATTCTAATTAAAAGTTCGATAGAACGTATACTGCCCTTAGATTGATAAAGGTCACTAATGTGTTTGATCATGAATCGTTCATCTGATTCAGATTCTAATTGTGTGCCTTGTAGAAATGTTTTCTTAAAATGAATTATAAAATCTGAGATGGTGTCATCTATATCTCTGTTTTTACTTAAGTTACGAAGAACATTAGTTGTTTGATTAGATGTTTCAAGCCATTCATAATAAGCAAGTACAAATTGCACAATTTCTGAGTTAGATTCTCTGAATATTTCTGGGAATTGATCTTCAATAAAGTTTGAAATAAACTCAGGACTATACATATTATAATCTCTCTTGTATTACATTTAAAGAAATATCTTCAGAATTTAATTGCAAAATATTTGATTGCTTACTTAATAAGTCTTTATTTTTAGCCCTTGCAAATATTTTTAAGATACCGCCACTGAAAGAGGGAATTAGTATAGAGTTAATATCTACTTTTCCAGTAGTATAATTTACAGTACCAGCATCAGATAATAGTTCAACAAACTTATTAGCTGTATCTAATTTTACTATTTTTAAGCCACCTGTTCCATTATCAATAAAGAAAGCATTTGTATCTGTTTTATAGGTAAATAAAGATGATTCTATAGCAGGTAAGTATAAAGCTTTAGATGTAGTAGAATTAAAAATATCATCTGCTTGTAGCTCATTATCAAAAAGCAATTCATAAGAAGCTGCCAATAATGAATTTGGGGTTATTTTCTTAAATAGCCTTAATTTTAATTCTGAAGACAGTATACTATTATCACTGTTATCCATTGAATTTAATGCTTTAGAGTTTCTATACTTAGAATTAAAGGCGTTAATATTTGATTCTGCAAAGTTAAGAAGTGCATTTTGAGCTTTAGTTTTAATAGTATCAGAGTTCTGTGCAGTAACAGATATATTATATTTAATATCACTCACTACTTCTAAAAATGTAAATTCTGGTTGAACAACTTCTACATCTATACCCACTGGTGTTTTTTTAGTAAAGAAGTCTGATATAGATTTTTTAGTAGACGCTGGAACGCCGTCTGCATTTTTCATGTCAACAGCTAAAATAACTTTTCCATATCTAGGTGGGTTTAATTGCTCGCCACCGAAGGCTAAAATATTTTGTATTTCAGGAAATTCTCTCTTACCTAGTATTTCATAATCATTGCTTGTAACTGCTCTTTCTTGAACTTGAAAAGCTCTTGGAGCATTTTTTCTTATACTTTCAATAGATTCTGCTTCTGCACCTCCAGAAGAATTGGTAACAGTTGTTACTGTAACGTTACCATATTGTCCTGAAACTAAATCTAAATTAGAAAATACTTTACCATTATTACCTTCTTTCTCTGATGTAATTCTATATTTAACTCTTACTAAATTACCTGGAGTCAATTTCTTACCGAAAGTACCGTCACCGAAAGAAACTCTAAATTTATCAGCTTTAGCTGGTTCAATGAAATAGGCGTTTGAACTAGCACTAAGTCCAAATAAAGTATCTGCTTTAGACCAAACCGCATTAGTGCTTGATGTATTAGATAATTTAATATTAACTTCTAAATGATCTGTATCTATATCTTTATTAGATATTTCAGCTATAAAGTTATTTGCTGTGCTTACAACAAATGTTTCTTCAATAATAGTACCTTCATATACTTCTATATTATTACCAATCCATTCGGCGCCGCCTGTGGTATTGGCTGACTTAGTAATAATCAAGTCACTCTGGGTTGAAAATGTTTTTACTTTACCGTTTATAGTTGATTGAAATTTATGCCACTTTGGAATTGAGACTGAGCCTGGGTCATTATTAGGAAAGACCTTAACATTAATAACAGCTTTAGCTGAACTAGAAGATTTAGGTACGTAATTTAATTCCTTAGCATGTGAAATTATACTGTCTTTTATTTGAGCTGTATCTAAGAACATTTCATTAGCTATCATATTAGTATAATGATTATTTAAATAGGTGTTATATGATAGTACATCTAGTAAAGTACTAATATTTGACCCTTCAAAGTCATAATCTTTAATATTAGCCTGTGTTCTTAAAAAAGTTTTTAGTTCATTTTTTATAGTATCAAAATCTAAATTTACTACTGATGTTACCGTATTTGCCATTATCGTACCCTATTTAAAACCAAATCGAATGTGACTGGTCTTTCTGCGTTTATTGCTTGAAATGTAATATAAACTTTTAAACTATGCTCATCTTCATTACTCTCAACTAAAACATCCAATATCTGACATCTAGGTTCAAAGTTCTCAATAGTCTCTAAAACTGCCTCTTTTAAATTATACTGCATTTGAGGAGTAGCAAGTTCAAACAATAAAGATCTAATATTAGAGCCTATTTCTGGTTGAAAAGGTCTTTCATAGAAATTTGTTTGTAATAAATTTATTATAGAAGTCTCTATAGCTTTTTCATTTACACTTAAAATTACATCATCATTAGCTGGATTAACAGCTAAGTCAGACCTAAGATCTGAAAAAAAGATATTGTTTGTAATAGTCGTAGCCATATTTTTATTTATCTTACGTTCTACATGCGTATAAATGTAGATATGCTTTTAATCTGTTCTTTTTCTTGCTCTACTTTTTCTATATCTATAGAAGCTGTAATATTTGCTAAAGCAGATGTTAATTTATCTTGATCAACTGACTCAACCAACTCACTGGCAGCCTTTTCAAGTCCTGCTGTATCAACCGATATTGCAAATGCAGCTATTGATTCTGCGTCTATTTCCGGTGCTGTTGCAGGAATGCCTTTTATTTGAAATACTCCATCTATCTTCTCTACATTAGGTACCATTTTGCAAAGATTATCTATATCAATTTTACCTGCTTTAATATCAGCTGTTAAACTAGTTAAATCCATATCAGGAAACTTATCTTGTAAGCTATCTAAATTTTTTAACGCTTGGGCTTTATCAAGTGGATTATTACTTTTTATTTTATTAATAATACTGCCTACTTCTAATTGTAAAGATAATTCTGGTAACTTTAACTCTGGTATTTTAAATTCTGGAATAGTAGGCAATTCTGGTAGCTCTATAGTAGGGAGCATCTCTTTTAGACCACCAGCTATACTACTTACCTGCGCATCTAAAGTTGCTCCTAAACTATCGAGACTTCCCATTATACCTTCTGCACCTGAGGTGAGCCCGTCAACTGCTCCCATAGCTGCATCCTTTAGTCCATTTAATTTAGTTAATCCTTTACCTGGTCCACATGCCATTTTTAAGTCCCGTCAGTTGGTGCTACAGTTTGTTTATTATCTGGTCCGTCTCCATCAGGAGCAGTACCACCTGTCTGTAAGTGAGTATGAGTATGTAATGTTACATTAGTATCAGTAATATTACCTGTTACTACATCAATAGAACCTGTATTATAGTCTAGTGTACCAGTCTCTGCATTAATATCTTGTGTAGTAGACGTTAAAGTCTGAGTTGTTCCAGCATTCATAAGCTGAGTTGTTCCTGCTAATAGCTGTGTTGCTTCTACTGATTTAATATTTAAATTTTTACCAGAACCCATATTTAAATTATTAGCATAACCATAATCACCTGTTTTTGCTCCAGCTGTAGCATCTGTGCCGCCTACTATAGTTTTTCTATCAGAAAGAATAGTTACGGATTGATTACCAACAATCTGCTCATCATGGGTGCCGCCAACTTGTAAAGATTCATTTTTTTCTATTGATCTTATATCATTACCTGTTACTCGCATAGCATTATTACCGTTTATTTGAGTTGATCTGTCTGTAAGTATTTCAGTAAGATGGTTACCACCAATTTTTTCTATCTTATCTTTACCTATAGTTACAAAATGATTACCCTCGATCTCTTCATACTTATCACCTTTAACAGATAGTTTAACGTTACCTGTTACTGTTATATTAACATCTCCAGTCACCTGAACATTTTTACCGTTTAAATATATCTCGTAGTCTTTCCCCTTTACTTTAGTAACTCTAGAGCCATCAGCTTGAATTTCTTGAAATGTACCAGACTTATGATAACTATGTATTCGCTCATTGTCTAGAGAATCATCTAGCTCTAAAATACTACCCTTTTCAGATTCAAAAACATAATTAAATGGGTATTTTGATCCGTAATCTTTTTCCGGTGCTTTACCATCATACCCTCTTGGATGAGGTTCATCCCAGGTTTTATTTTCATAGTCAGCAGTAGGCTTGTCATCTTGTAGTTTTAAAGAAGGTGCCTTAGCAGTAGGTACCTTAGTTACTCTTGATGCTCTTTTCTTTTTAAGATTAACATGATCTTCAGCTTTTTTTCCACGAGATAAATAACTAGCGTCTGGTTCTCCTATTTCATGTAGCCCTTTTGTGTTTCTTGGATAGTTTAAATTAGGATCATTAAATGCAGTATTTTCTTGAGGTTCTTCTCCAGGTACACCTGGTACGGCTCCAAGTATCATAGGCTTTTGATAAAACCCTTCGTCAATAAAGAAACCAATAACCCAAGTGCCTTCTACTAAACCTATTAAAGGCCCACCTACTCCTGAAGTACCAGGTGACATAGGTGATTGTATAACAGTAGCCCATGGTAAATCAGCTGTGCTTACGTTATCTAGTTTATCAGAATGAACTCCATAGAATCTAACTTTTACTCTACCAATATTAAATGGGTCATTTCTATCTTCTACTACCCCAAAATGCCATTGAAACTTACTGTAATTTAAATCTTGTTTAGGCATTAATAATCTCCAATTCTACATAAATTAATTATTTGATAATAAGTAGTAGCAGTAAAGGAATGTGTTAAATCTTTTATTAAAAACTTACCACTAAGCATAGAATCAGCTTCTTTTTTATTTGAAGCAGTATTCATTTCATTAATATTTAAATATACACCTTCACCAATATCTAAATCAGAATTGCCAGGTATTCTAATCTGAATTAAGTTATTAAAAAAGACATTACCATATATTTTTTTAGCGATATGTGAGTCACTAGTATCAATATAATTTGGCAAGCCCTTATTAATATGAAGCCAATCTGTTGAATTTGATTCTTTACCAAACGTATCTAGGAAATCATCTGTTACTGGTAAAGTACTTAATAAAGGATCAACATCTTCTTGAACATACTTTAAGCTTTTACGCTCAACGCTTTTTGTAAAATAATCAACAGTAGCTATAGTATTATGTATAGCTCCAGATTCAGCAAAAGCAAATGAACTGCTTCTATTAATTTGATTAAAACTTATTATCTGTTTACAGGCTATATCTGGTCTTGTAATCGTTGAGCGGGCATTATCTGCACCACTAAAATTAAAACTTCTTTCTTGTAAACTAATATCATGCACATCATGAAAAAGATTATCTAATAATTTAAAATTATACCCCTCAAGATCTTGATAGAAGAAAAATAAATTAGAATAAGATGGAGAAGTTTTAGCCCAGCTTGCTAAGTAGTCCATAGTATCAAATGGAGTATCACTTGGAATTATAAAATCATTAGTGCCTTCTGTCTCATCAATAGTTAAATTATTCTTAGAATCAAAATAAAACTTTTTATCTAATTCTATAGCCTTTTCTTTTGCTTTATCGAATACTTTTTGAGCAGCAGTAGAAATATTATCTGAAAAATAATTATCTACGGAAGTAAATGATTGCACGTAACCTAATTCAGATACTCCAGCTATAGCTAAAACACTTTCATCCGATGTTTCGTTATACCCTAGACCACCTATATTAGTAATTCTAAAAGCTATTTCTCTTTGTTTAGTAGTAGATATATACTCAGGTGTTTTCCAGGTAGCTACTATTAGTTCATCTCCTTTTAAACCATACCTCTTAAATATTCCAGCTGAATCAAAGATAACCATACTAATTGTCATGGCTTTCTGATTAATAGAACTACTTATAGTTACATTACGTAAAAGAGGCATTAAATCAAGATATAGCTCTTCACCACCGCTTATTGCACTTATAAACAATTCAGTAAAAGAATAAGCACCTGGATGTACTGCTGGAATTTCACTCATTTATTTCAAAAGCCTTTTTAAATTTTCTTCTGCAGCACCAGCTAAATCGTATCTTAAGAGTCTTATGACTCTTTTAGCTTCATTATCATCATCTTCTCTATTGTATGAGTATACTGGTGTAAGAGTATTCCTTACAGATACGTCAGCGTACGTATATGTGTCTTTAGAATATTTAATCCCATCTGTATTAGTATAATACTCAATATTTGTAGTTGCAGCTTCTAATGAACCGTATTTTTTTATTATATACTTTTCAAAATTAAATTGATCTAAATGCCATTCATAATATGGATCAACTATATTATTGCTTAAAAATACAAGCCATGTTCTATCAACATCTTCATAGTAATCATGAGCTATTGTCCATGGTTTATCATTAGGTGACATAGTATAATTAGCATATGAAAAAAGATCTTCTGATAGAATATCTGATAGCTTTACTTTAGATATAATATTTTTTGTTGTGTAATTATTATATACTACTTCTGGAAATGAATCAAAGTATTTCATTAACTAAAACTCCTTCCACCCGCATAACCTCTATTCTTATTAGTGTTATCATTTGTTTCCTCAACATCTTCAAAGTCAGATCTAGTAATAAAGTCTATTTCATTAATTTCTAAACTTAAAGTATACTCTACTGGACTACCAGTACCCTGGAAAAAGTTAAGACCACCTTGACCGGTATGGTCAACTCCAAAAGCAGATACTAAAGCTGGTTTATAAAAAATACTATTATTAATATCAGGTGTAATTAAAGCACATTGTATAATATCTGGATATCTTTGAAAGAAAGCTCCGCTAGTTGCAGAAGAACCATCTCCGAACCCATCGAGCTGTGAATGCATACTTCTTCTAATTAATTTAACTATATTACTTAAAGTTTCTGATTCAGATTTGCTCCTTGGTACTAATTTCCAATTTAGTTTATGTTTTCTTATTGGTGTACCTTTAAATGCAGTAATATTAGCAGGGTTAAATATATTTCCTGCCCCCGCTTCAACAGCTGAAACTATAAAATCTGGAGATATACTTTTACCAGCTGCTTTTGCAGCTGCTTGAAGACCTCTTAAACCAGCAAAACCTTCTTGGGCTCCACCAGTTGACATATCCCCTAGCATTTCTAGAGCACTTTTTTTAGAGTTGTTAATTGCCGCATCAATAGTACCTGTGAATCCTTCACCGGCACCTTCATTTACTTGTGCATTAGTGGCTAAAGAGATAGCTTGTCCTATTGGATTTAATTCTTCATCTTTTAAGGAAGCATTATATTCTTGACCTAATTTCTCAGGTAAAGGTAAAATGATAGAATTTTTAGTATCTATTTTTAGAGGATTATCTGTATTAACTCTATAAGTATACTCTTGAAAGTTCATTATAAACCCATATTGAGCTAAATCATCTGGGTATGCGAGTTGACTCATACCGCCTAACCTATTTCCTTTCATTTTTACTTCTGGTGGTTTAATTAAACCGGCTCTTACTGACATGTTTAGTCCTATAAATATCTAAATGGCGTATAAAGGTAAATTTAAACCTATTAACTATTACAAGTATTTAGGTAACCCTACAAATATTATTTATCGAAGTCTATGGGAATGTAAGCTAATGTCCTATTTAGACAGGCATAATGATGTAATAGGATGGGCAAGTGAGGAGATAGCAATCCCATATCGTAGCCCTTTAGATGGAAGAAAGCATAGATACTTTCCTGATTTTTATGTTAAAAGAAAAATAGGGAGCAGTATTAAAGAATCTTTAATTGAAGTAAAACCATATAAACAGACAATGCCGCCTAAAATAACTAAAAGTAAATCCCCTACTAAAAAGTATTTAAATGAGGTTAGAGCTTGGGGTGTTAATGAGGCTAAATGGAACGCAGCTACTGAATATTGTAAAGATAGAGGCTGGGATTTTAAAATAATGACCGAGAATGAACTAGGGATCAAATAATGGCTTTACAATATCTTTTTCAAAAAATTATTAAAGATGCAGCTCTTTTAAATATTTCAGCTGATATGAATAAGAGATCTAGGGAATACTTTAAACAAAAAGCTGGTGAATTACAAAATCAAAGACCGGCTAATATTCTTAAAAGAAAATCAGTTCAAGAAAATGCAACTGCTCAAATACCTTTTAAACCAGGTGATATATTTCTTTTTAATTATATGCCTAAAAATGCAAACAACGAGAGACTGTTACCATACTATGATAGATACCCATTAATAGTACTAGTAGATGTAACACCTGAATATGTTTGTGGGTTAAACTTCCACTATTTACCATATGAAGAAAGAGCAGTTTTATTAACTCAACTATATAATTTTTTAGTAGAAGATACTAGTGGTACAGAAGGTCTAGATACTATGTTGGGAGATAAAGCATTCTTAGATGTTACATATGATAAGATAAAGTTACTAGATGTTCCTAAGAGTTATTGGAAACCCTGTTTTAAAAAGTACCTAAATACTAATATAAGGGGCAAATTATTAAAGATACATCCACAAGAATGGGATATTATTTTACAGCTACCGCTAGAGAGATTTGTTAGAGCTAATAGACAAAGAGTATTTAATGATTCTCGTAATAAATGGAATAAGTAATGACATTTAATATAAATGACATAAAATCTAAGGTTAATGGAATGCAGGGATTACAAGTCCCTAACTTATGTCAAGTAAAATTTAACCCTAGAGGTAAGCAGCCAGGATGGGCTAAAAATAGAGAATCATTGAGCCTTCTAGGTTATGCCTTTGCCATACCAGCTTTAAATTTAGTTACTACTCAAGTAAGAAGACAAGGGTTTGGTGTTTCAGAGCAAAGAGCAGTAAATTATGCTCCTAGTACAATTAGTCTTGAATTCTTTTTAGATAACAATAACACAGTTTTAGATTTTTTTAACCAATGGGCCTTAAGACATGTTAATTATCAAGTAGGCTCTGAGAATTCTGTAACTGAAATCGACGGTCAAGAGACTTTATTTGGCCAAGTTGGATACCAAGAAGACTATGCCATGGATTTAGATATAGAAATATATTCACCTATGTCAGAATCAGAAACTATTACAACATATAAAATTAGAGATGCTGCAATAATTAACTTAGGCAATATTGAGCTAGGTTGGCAGCAAAATAATGAGATTACAACTCTAACAGTACAGCTAAGTTACAGAAGTTTTATACCAGAATCTAACCCAGTACCTCAAGGAACTGCGGGTGGTAAAGGATTAAATTTATTTCAATTTATAAGTAAAATGAAAGGTGCTGTAGAGGTAGTTAAAAGCTTTGAAAAACCATCGAATGTTCAAGATGCTTTAAACTTAATTAATAATGCAAAAACCCTAGGATCGGGATTCGATTAAATAATGGAGAAAAATAATGTTACCAAAAATTGATACACCAATTTTTGATATTGAGCTACCAATATCTAAAAAAGTGATTAAAGTGAAACCTTTTACAGTAAAAGAAGAAAAATTACTTCTTTTTGCTCAACAATCAAACTCAGATAAGTCAATTATTGAATCAGTTATGCAGGTTTGTAATAACTGTTTAGTAGAAGATATTGATGTAAGAAAATTAGCTTCATTCGAATTAGAATATCTGTTTATTAAATTGAGAGCAGTCTCTATTAATAATATAATTAAATTAAATATTTTAGATGAAAAGAATTCAACTGAAGATACACCAGTTTATATTCAAACAGATTTAAATTTAGATGACGCAGAAATAAAAGTAAACTCTGAAAAAGAAATAGCTGACAGAATAAAATTGGATGATACCTATTCTATTAAATTAAGATACCCAGCATACTCTCAATTAGATGCTATAGATATGAAACCTAATGAAGATAAAGCAGCAGGAGATATTGCTGTATCATTAATATCAAGTGTAATCGAATCAGTTTACAATCAAGATGGTAGTGAAGTTTATGTTTTAGATGACTATAACCAAGAAGAGAAAGATGAATTTCTTTCAAGTTTAACATCAAAGAACTTTGCACAAATACAAGAATTTTTATCATTAGCTCCAGTTTTATATTTAAAAATAAAATATGAAAATGAAGAAGGTGATAAATTTGAAAGGGAGTTGAGAGGGTTAGCTGATTTTTTTATGTTAGCCTAAGCCATACGGACTTAGGAAATCATTATCAATTACAGTTTAACCTGGCTCAGCATCATAAATACTCGTTAACGGAGCTAGAAAATATGTATCCGTTTGAGCGTGAGTTATATACTGAAATGTTAGTGGATTATTTAAAGGCTCAGGAAGAAGCTAGAAAGAGGAATAATAATGGCTAAAGATAATGACAGGAATGAAGTAGAAATAGATCTGGATAAGTATATGGCTTTAATCGAAAAGATTGATGGTCAAGAAGATACTATAAAGGAATTAAAGGAAGAAGCAGAAGCAGCACGTAAGCAGCTAGCTCCTCCTAAAAGAAAATTTATGGACTTATTTCTGGATGATAATGACGTAAATGAAAAGGCAATAATTGGATTTATTTCATTTAGTTTAATGACTATATTTGGTGTTTGTGATCTAATCACTGCATTTATGGGTCAAGATCTAGTTATATCTGATACAATTTATACATCATTTGTTGTAGTAACACTTGGTGCATTTGGTATTAGTGAAGCTGGAAAAGCGTTCGGTAAATAGGAAAATAAATGGCAAAAGATGGTAGCGGGACTTTCGACCAACCTAAAATAGGAAAGAAATTACCTAAAGGTCAAGGCGATCTTAAAACTAACGCACAAGTATTTGGGCTTATTGGTCAGCAGGTTATGCGTATTAATAAGTTAACTGCTGCAATAGATTCAGGAAACGCTACCCTTGTCAATACATTAGATACACAATTAAATCAAGCTAATAATCTAGCTGGTTCACAGCTAACAGTTTTAACAAATATTCAATCTATACTAGGTAATATTGGCTCAAGCCTAGCCCCGCTTGCCGCATTTGCTACTGAGCAAAATGAAGGTAAAGTAGGTAAAGGGGGAATGATGTCCGGTATAGCTGGCTTCTTTTCACCAAATAAGCAGACTACAGCAGAGATAGATAAAAATACACAGGCAGTAAATAGGCTTGCTTCATCTTATAAAAATTTAGATAAACAAGCTGGTAGAATGACAGGGGCAGGTTTAGGGGGAGGAATAGTTGGAGCTACAATAGGTGGTGCAATTGGTGGCCTTGGCAGGGCTGGAATGATGGGTGGTGCAGTTGTTGGAGGCACTTTAGGATTACTAGGTGGTGGACTTTTAATGGTAACTGGTGCTTTGTATGTTGGCGCAAAAGCAGTAGAAACATTTGGTGAAGGTCTTATAAAAGTCGATGAAGGAATGAGAAGATTAAACGGCCTTGATCTTACAATAGACAAATTTAAACAATTAAACCTTGCAATAAACGCTATTAATAAAGATATTCAGGCCGGGGAAGCATTAGGCTTTAATATATTCTCTAGATCTAACTTTGAAAATTTAGCAGCTGGTGTTACCACATTAAACAACACGGAGCTTGATACCAAAGTTTTTGATGATCTAGGAGCTGCAATAACTAGCTTACAGACTCCAATTTTAGGAGCTGTTGGACTACAAATCTTTAATGCTACTAATTACCAAAAATTAAAAGATGGAGTAGAAACTTTAGCAGATATAGAAGTTGATCCTATGTTCGCATCAAGAATAGCAGAAGTAGGAAAAGGTATAGGTGACTTTACAAGTAATTCTTATACATTCTGGAGCGGAAAAGGCGGGGTGTCTGTAATAGAAAAACTATCAGAAGTAAACCTTAAAAGTTTTGCTGATGGTATCAACCATTTAAACTCTATTAAATATGATGATAAGCTACAAAGCAACCTAGCTGGTGCTGGAACAGCAATTGAAAAATTCTTAGATCCTTTAACTGACTATTTTGGTAATGATAAAAAAGGTGCTAATATTATTACTACATTAGCTGAGAAAAATACCTTAAAGTCCTTAGCTTTTGGTCTAACAACATTAAACAATATGCCTAATAAAGAAAGGTTAAAAGAGAGTTTAACATTAATAGGTGAGAGTGTTAAAGCAATGTTAGACGGTTTTAAAAATGCTAAAGCTGCAGGGGTAATGACATCATTAACAGCAGAAGACTTTACTACTCTAGTAAAAGGTATGGAAGACCTTCAATCACTGGTATCTAAACCAGTAGATATACTTAATGACATGGGCGAAAAGGTAGGGTCAGTTAGAAATTCAGAAGTATTAAAATCAGATTTTGAAGCTTTAGGTCAATCTTTAACTGCATTAATGAGTGGATTAGAAAGATCAAAAGTAAACAGTTTAAGAAAGTTAACAGGGGCAGGATCTTTATTTGATAAGAATGCTTTAGTAGAATTAGAAGAGGGTATTGCAAGTTTGAATGCACTACCTGCTATAGATACAGAAAACTTTGAAAAGATAGGCCAAGCACTTTATAGTGTAGTCACAGGATCAAGAGGTAAAACAACTGCAGAAGAATTTACACAAATGCAAGATTCAGGATTTTGGGATAGATCGCTATTAGTTTTTGATAATGGTATGAATTATTTTGCTAGTATATTTAAAGAATCACCTCTTGAAGATGCCGCAAAAGGTATGCAATTAATGAGTGCTACTATTAAAAGTTATGAAGAAGTAGATGAGGAACAATTAACAAATTTTGTAACTGGTGCTAATGCAATACGTAATGTTATGAGCACATTATCAGATGAAAATATTGCAGGAACTTCTAACTACGAGAAATTAAACAAGTTTATAAAAACAATATCTAAATTAGATGCAGATAACTTAAGTAATATATCAGAAATAGCTGATACTTTAGGTGTCGCTGTTCAAGGTCAAGCTATTACTGAAAGACAGGTCAATGCTTTAAGAACGGCTGTAGTACAGCAAGTGTTAAATACTTCAGTAATAGATAACTCATCACAAACAAACGTCACAGCACCCTCATCAAGTAAAACAATAACTTATGGTTCAGGTGGTTCGGCATCATACGTTCCAGTATCAGTATTAGTTTCTAAATAATTGGCGCACCCACCAGGAGTCGAACCTGGAACCTACAGCTTAGAAGGCTGTTGCTCTATCCAATTGAGCTATGGGCGCTCAAACAAAAAAATGGGGCAGCATGATACCGCCCCCAGAAGAGAATTAGCTATTCAGCTAATTTCTGAAAAAACGACATTGTGTCGTCATCACCAGAGTCAGAAGAAAGAGGAACATCTTCATCGGCTGATGTAGTAGGAATAGATGGTGCAGCTATCTCAGGTTGAGGTTGAGGTGCTGAAGCAACTGGTTGACTACTTGTTTCACCTAAGGCTAAAACTCTATAGAGCTTAGTCTTTAATTCATCATATGTCTTGAAGTTTTCAGAAACTGTAAACTCATTAAGAGGATACTCTGTTTTCCAAACTGTTTCAAGCAAGCTGTCATCGCTACTTAGCGGTGCTGGACTATCAAATTCCGACTTATCATAATTCCTGTAACCTTCTACATTACGTATTTTAAGCTTGAAGTCAGCTCCAGCCCAAAGGTCAAACGGGTTAACAGGATTTTCATCTTCAAATTGTGGGTTCATAAGATCATTTAATTTCTCAAAGATCTTTTTACCATATTTGTAGAGGAATACTTTACCTTCATTTTCAGGTCTAGTAGGGTCTTTAACAATATAAATGTTAGAATAAAAAGAAAGCCTTCTTTTATATTTTCTAACTAAGTCTTTATTAGCTTCAATACCTGAATTCCAGAGCATAGTATTATACTCAGATACAGGATCTTTCTGACCAACAGTAGTTAAAGATTTTTCGATATACCATTGCCCAGTAGGTCCTTGGAAGCCATGATCCCATACTCTTACGAATGGTACATCTTCATTTTCTGGTGCTGGTAAAAATCTGATAACTGCATAACCGTTCCCTGCTTTATCAACATCAGGTTTCCAGATTCTATCATCTGGTCCATTTTGCTTTTTAGGACTGCTATCCAGTTTAGTTAGTGCCTCGGTAAGTTTATTAAGCTCAGAAGCCGAGTTCTTCTTAAGTGCTTCAAATGATTGCGACATATTATCTCCTTGCGTATTGCGGTATATATTGCGGTTTATTTGCGGTTTATCTATCATTAAAATAATCCAAAGTAATGGTCTTAAACTTATCTAAATCTATAGATAGAAAAGGCCTATACTTGGTTATTATAGTATATTTATCTTCCCAGATCAAGTCTTTTTGTAAATATTTGTTCCAAGTTTTACTATAATTCACTAGCATATCAAGTATGCACATTGTTTCAATACAAACTTCATTTCTTAAATATAACCTAAGCAAGTGCGGATGGCCATACTTTTCGACAGCAAAGTTTTTATCAAAATTATCATCAAGATTACTTAACTCGTTTTTAAAAGTATAAGTTAAAGCTTCTTGTCTTTTTTTCCAGTTACGATATACATCTTCCGGTGCAGATTCTCTTAATTCACCAATCCAGAAATCTTTATCACCGTCAACTATATTAGCTAAAAGGAAATTTTCTACATCTTTATGCTTAGATAACTTCATAAAAAAGTATTTGTCTTTTCTAATATTAAATGCGTGTTCAGATGCTCTTACTTTACCGTTATAAGTAAAATAATTATAATGTTCTGTTGTAAAATGTTGCTTAAGAGCAAGATACTTTATATAAACCTCATAAGGGGATATCGTACTTTTCATAGTACCTCTTAAATCTATCGAACCCTTCGGAAGGGATTTGATCGTTTGTGCTCCACCAATCATAAAATTCCTCTAAATGATATAACCATATTATAGCTGAATATCTAATACCTTCTGTAACAGGAGTAACTCCATGATACATCCTTGAATCAAATAAAACAGCGTCACCTAAATTCAAATCAATATTTTTAGCATTGTATTCAAACGAATTCTGCTCACCATCGGGTTGAATTTTAAAGTCACCTCCATTATAGTCGCATTTATTATTAAGTGCAACTGTTATTGAAATCTTTCTTCTAGGACGTGAATTAATAATAAAATATTCTTCAGGGTCTGTTATTCTATTACCGTTACCGTCAATATAAACTTTATAGTTAATATCATCAGTATGATAGTCAAATTTAGCCCCTAGCCTTGAATCATATTTAAGAATACTAATAGACTCATTAGTATAAAATTTATTATTGAAAATACTATTAGCTTTTTTTATGATTTTTGATGGAATGCTACCTAATTCATGAAAATTTAGACCAACCATTTCAGTAATTCTAGATGAATCATATGAAAGCTCAGTACCTTTAGCATCTATAGAAGAAGCTCTTTCCCAGTCTCTATTACAGAGTGACATAAGATCAGTTACTTCTTCTCGCGATAGAAGATTTCTAACAACAAAACCTTCCATTAGATAGGGAGTTTATTGCCAGATGCTTTTAATAATTTTTTACCTTCAGATTCAGCAGCAAGTTTAGCCTTTAATACATGACTATTCTTTACTAGAGAAGCTATTGTTTCTATTTCTACACTATTTTGATCTGCATAATGCGTAAGAGCATCTAAATAGCCTATTTTTTTATCATTAACAAAAGTTTCTATAGATAGAGCAAAGTCTTTTACTGTAATTATTTTTTCGTCTATTTGTTGTTGGATTGTTTTTTTATCCTGCATTTCTCATTCTTTCAACTAATCTTTCTGATCTTTTACCAACTTGGTTATACCACTTTGAGTCCATCATTTGATTAGCTGCCTCATCATAATTTTTTTCATCAAGAGCTCCAATAAATTTTTTAAATTTACTTAAACGAGTTCTTCCCATATTAAACATCATATTAATAAGTATTTCCTGCACCTCATCTAACTTTTCATCAAAGTCAGAAAATAATACTTTACACTCATTAACAGTAACTTCAAGATCATGGTCAAATACTTCTAAGCATCTTTCCTCTGAAACAGGAACACCAACATCTTGACCAAACTCAGGGTCGGATTCTAGAACTAAGTGTCCTATTCCGAATGTAGGATAACCTAAGTGATCTTTATAGATCTCATAAACTATACCTTCGTCAATTTTTAATTGATCAATTACTTTTTGTTTATCGTACATATTTACTCCGTATATTATATAATAGATTATGTATTAGTTCAACTATTTATTATACCTTAATTACAGTTTACATTATAACCATCAACGTGATAGTTAGCAGGTCCAGCACATCTTGATGTCGTATTATACAGGTAATGGTTTCTTAAGACAACTATTGTTAGAACTACATTATAAAATACCATATCTTCGTAACTAGAGTTTGCAGCTAGAAGAGGAGCTGTAAGTCCCTTTTGTAATATGAATTGCCCTGCATTAGGTTTTTCAGGTAATAGAGGATTACCTTCTTTTATATTAGGATGATCATGTACATAATGATATGACATACTCATATCTAAAAAATTCATAAGCCAAAAGTAGTTTAATTGAAAGTCAGTGGGCTCATTAACTACATGTATAAACCGTAACTTTTTCAGTCTTGCCCTTGACTTGGATTCTATCAACTTCTCTGAATTTTCCTTCTGTACTTGCTTCACGACTGAACTGTGATAGCAGCAAGTCCACCCCTTCGTAATTTCTTGTTTGACCTTCGAGTCTAGCGGCAAGGTTGACGGCATCTCCAATAACGGAATAGTCAAATCTAACTTCTGATCCCATGTTTCCGACGATGCACTCACCTGTATTGACACCAATGCCAACATTGATAGGAGGAAGATTGAGAGGTTTAAGTTCTTCATTAAGTTTTTTAGTCGCTTCTATAATTTCTATAGATGTTTTTATAGCCATATCAGCATGGTTTTCACAAGGGAGAGGTGCATTCCAAAAAGCCATGATACAATCACCCATATATTTGTCAACTGTTCCATTATTATTTAGGATAATCTTAGTCTGTAAATCAAGAAATTTATTTACTAATTCTACAAGGCCTTCTGGATCATCATTGTTCTTATAATGTTCTGATATGGGAGTGAATCCACATATGTCCATAAACATGAAACTCATTTCTTTTCTCTCACCACCTAACTTTAAAAGTGACGGATCATCTTGTAATTGTTTAACTAATTCAGGAGATACATATGTACCAAATTGTTTTTTTATCTCTTGCTTTTGTTTATAAGTATTATAAAATTGTACAAATGCGCCATGGCTAAATACTAATACGGTAGAAACAATAATCCAAGTTGGATCAAATAAGAGATATTTTGAATAGAAAACTGAAGAAGAAGCTAAACCAACAAACCCAACGAAAACGAGGCTGGCAACACCAGACATCCAAACGGCAGCTCGACTTAATAGAACGAGACAAAGAAGACCAAGAAGTGCTTGAGCGATTAGCTCGACAAAAGAAAAATAATTGGGACGTTTAATAACGGTACCATCTATCATTGTCTTTACTAAATTAGCCTGAATATCATGAGGGTACATTGCACCTACAGGAGTGGGTATAATATTTGTTCCCTCAAATGTAGCTCCTATTATCAAGATACTACCCTGAGGTATATTCTCTCCCCTTATATCCCCTAAGCTAACACGTTTAAATTTATTCCAGTACGTGTTATATACTGTTCCATCATTTAACGTAGAGATCTTGTCATACGCAGGGATACGCACCCATTCAATACCAATATCGTTTGTTTTTATTTGATAGGATATATCTCCTACTGCTACTCTTAGTATTTCAAGAGCAAAAGAAGGGTAAACCTTTTTATTAGCAGAAACAATAATTGGTACTTTTCTAACTACACCATCTATGTCAGGTACAGCACCTATTGATCCATAACCGTCTGTGGATTTAGCTAAAACTTCCCATGGTAATAATATTCCTGGAAAATCTAAAGTATATTCTTGAGCTGGTATTCTACCTAAAGTTGCTGTACCGACGTGTAATTCTCTCTCAGTTTGAATTTGATTGGTCGGGGCAGTAGCTAATATAGTAGGATAATATTGTAATGTTTCTGCAAGATTCCAATCACCATTAAATCTATCTTTTTCTGAAAGTATAATAGAAAGCGCAACCAGGTTATTGGGAGGAATATTATTTAACTCAAAGGCAAACTCATCTCTTGGCCATGGCCATTGACCTAATTTTTTTAGTGACTTTTCATCTATATCAACCAAAATTATTTGATCAGATAATTGCACCTCGTGATTACGTTGAAGCATATCAAAATAATTTAATCTTGTTGCTTCTAATAAAAAAGGATCAGCTACTCTTAGAGCTAAAAGAGCAAGTAAGGTAATCCCGGCATGCCAGAGTTTCATCTTACTCTTGAGTTACTGATGTTGAACATCCACCAACTGTCATGCAGTCGACACTTAAAGTATATGTTTGATTTGTTCCACTCATTTGCTTTAAAATTAAATCAGTTCCATATAACCCGTCAAGAGTAATATTGGCATTGTGTGTAGCGCCATTCCCTTTCTGTCTAATGAATACATCATTATAGTCATTGTAAATTGTAAGGTCAATATTTTTCGCACCATTACTTTGCTGCTTTATTTGGACCTCATTATAATCTCCAGCTAAATGCAAATCAAAGCTATGACCATCTAATGCACCTGTTTGGTTTGTTTGTTGAACTGCTAATTTATTGTAATCACCATATAAAGTAATATCTATATCATGACCACCACTCTCATAATTATCTACCCACCAAGTTAAATCAGTATCTGAATCAAGTGTAGTCCATGCAGCACCCTGCGCTAGTTTCATTTGATTACCAGTACCACTTACTTCATCAAAAGTAATATTATTAGGAAGGCCGCCTGAGGTTGTATTAATCTGTACTAAATACATGTCTAAACTAGATGCTGTAATATATGAATTAGTATCAAGCATCTCTATATTATTATTAAAACCATATTGATCTACGCCAAGTTGAAAGGTGTCGCCAGTTTGTTCTAATGATATAACGTTATCGTCAGCATTAGACGCAAACGCTAATAAGCATATGATAATGAAAACTATACCAAATACTATTTTTTTAATCATTTATTACTTCCATACTAGTTCTATACCTCTACGGTCTAACTCATTTCTACATTTCTGTTTTATTTTTGGCTTCTGTCCATTATTTATATAGTCAATAAGTTCCTTTTTAGGTGTCTGTTTAATATAAAAATGTTCAATAGGTGCTGTATGAGGATTACCACCTCTTACGAATTTTTTAGCTGACGGTTTAAATTTAGTTGGCATTATATACTCCTGCTCTTCTAGCATCTTTTATTTTTGCTTTATTTCTTATCTTTTTATTCTTTTTAGATATTGGTTTAAGCATCCATAAATATTCTGTTTTTATTTTAGTCATATTATATATTCAATTGTTAAATTAATCAACTAATTACCTTGTGTAATAGTAATAAAGATATCATCACCACCATTACCTAATATAGTACCTTGATAGCCGTCTAAATTAGATGTTAAACTAAAACTAGCTCCTGAAGCAAAAGTAATACTTATAACACCGTTAACTGATCTATAAAATATTAACTTACCATCTTCTTCAAAGACATTATATTGACTATCTTGATTAAGTCCAAACTGAGCACCTTTAAGAGCCCATCCACCTACACTACCACTTAATTGTTCACTACCTAGCTCATCGGTTGTCCTCAACAGCTCTTCAACAGCATCTAATAAATCAGGTAAAAAATCACCAGCTAGGTAATCAATATCAATCCTGCCGTTTCTTGCATCATAATCAGGATCATTAGCATAATCGTCATAGTCTTTATCAAGTTCATCATAAGCTAAGTAATCTACATCTAATATACCTTGATCCTCATTCATATCAGCTCTTGCTTCTTCTTCAATTTGTTCTTTTACTTCTTGAGGAGGATTAACAATAAACATATTATCAATCATACTAGGAGTGATATTATTTAAAGTAAGCGACTGGCTAGGAGCTGTATCTAAAGTGTTGACCATCGTAGCCTGGTAGGCTTCATTTAAAGTAATTGTGCCACCAAGGTTGGTTACAGTTATTTCTCCTGAGGCATCACCATTTTCATCAGGTAATAAAATAATTAATGATCTACCTATTTCATCTACAGTTGTAGTAAAGTCAGTACCTCTTATTCCTATTGTTGCTGTAGGAGTTTGAATATCTATATTTTTTTTATTCATTATAGCAAGTTTACCTGACGCAAATCTTGCTGTTCCTTGTACGAATTTCATTGTCATTTTTGACTTGCTTGGATCAGGGTCAAAAATAACTTCGTCAATTAAAATTTTTGTATGTTCAGTAAGAGCGAGTTCTGCTTTATCCTTAAATTCAATAAGCATTCTGCCGTTAGCTGTTTCAGCAGTATCGTATAATTGTATTTCAGGGAGAAAGTCAGGGGTGAGAATTAATTGATCAGATTCTCTTAATATTTGAGCTGAACCAGTTTGCTCTATAATATCACCGATGGGGTCAGCAAAGACCCCATTGATGAGTAACAAATTAAGAGTCGTTAGCTGAATCTTTTTGATTAATTTGTATTGTAGCATTATCAGATGTAATATCTAAATTAATAGTAGCATTAGGGGTTGCACAACCTGTTATGTTGCCCGCACACGTACCACTTATCTGGTTAATATCTATATCAGCAGAATCACCATTAAGTTCTACAGTTAAGGACTGTGAACCATCATTCTGTAATGTATTAATGTTATTACTGTCTCCAGTAACATCAAAATTCCATGTGATATCATCTGCTTCCCAATCAATATCAAATACATTAGAATTACCTAATAATATTAGATCAGCATCTAATCTTTCTGCGCTAGCTAAGTAACCTTGATCTAAATCAAATGTATTAGAATCTCCAGTTACGTCAAAATTAATATTAGAAGAATCTGAACTTCCAGTTTCTCCAATATCCCAATCTATTTCATTTGAATCACCAGTAAAATCTAGTTTGTATGTCGAACTATCAGCTACTACTTTTCCAAATAAAATATTTTGATTTCCTAAAAAGTCTAAATCGAAATTTAAACTTGATCCAGTAATTATCATATCTGAACTGGAACTTGAAAAATCAGTACCACCTATCTTATTACCAAAACCAATCTGGTCTATAAATAAGCTTAAAGTGTCACCGGTTTGTTCAATTAGAATTTCATTATCATCAGAGGCTTGCGCGAAAATAAAAGAAGTCGACAATAGCAAAGCTATACTTATAAGTTTATTCATTTTCGTTTACCTTTTCGTTTTGAGGATGCAATTCATTCTTGCCATCATGTTGATGTGGGTGTCTATGCCCATCCTCGATTACCCAGAATCCTCTATCGTGACCCTGGTATATTAATTCTAGTACCCCAGCTTCAATAGCTGTACGTACCGCATAAGTCACTGACTCATTATTTCCCACACCATCTTCAAACTCGACTAGTTGAGTTCCTTGCTCGATAAAACGGAAGACGTCTCCTCCTGAGCCATAACTCAGTATAGTCTTTCTCGTTTGAACATTTAATAATATTTCACCTGTGAGAACCGACACTGCTCTCATAGAAACTGTAACAACATCTTGACGATATCGTTTACTATAACCTATTCCTAGAGTACGAGCTCCTCGTCCTCCTGATTTGATATTTGTATCGTAACCAATAATACCACCTTCTAAAATAATACCAGCGAATAACAATGGTTGAATACCTTTATCGTCTTGACCTGTTTTATTTGCCATATCAGATCTCGCTGATCTAATAATTTGTCTTTCTCTAACTAAATGGTCTATACCATTTCTTTCTACTACTCTAAACCAGGTACCGTCGCCTGCTGTTTTTAGAGCATCAATAACCATCTCAACTCCACCCTGCGTTACTGCTGTTGAAAAATCTGCAATACCTTCCCTTGCTTTTCTTTGTCCTGTTTTATCTATAAAGCTGTAAACTGTAACTATAGGCTTATCTTTAGCTGGAGGTAATTGTAATAACTCTAAGTAAGAAGGAAGCTTTACAACTTCAGGATTTTCAATACATATATATTTTCTAGTAACTGATTTAGCGATACCAGTTACAACGTCTTTACTCCAGCCCTCTTCATACTTACCTGATTCATACGCACACTGACCCGGTCCTTCAGACCATTGAGGGACTGATGCGCAGCTTGTAAGTAGAAGTGCTGTTAATAAATATCTAACCAACATCAGGATCCTGACCAAAATTACCTGTACCAACTGGAATTTCGATTATTGTCTCTGTACCATTTGAGTCTGTAATGGTCATTTTAATATATTCAGAACCATCCTCATTTGTAATTACTTCATATGTAACTACATTTCCTTCTAGAGTAAAAGATCCAAATCTTACAGAACCATCATTACTAAACATAGATTCAACTAGTTGTTTAGACATTTGAGCATAAATTCTGCTTTCTAAATTACGTATAAATTTAGCCATAGTTGTATTATCAGCTTCTCTTTGTGCTGCCTTTCTAGCAGATTCCAGAGCTTCTTCTATAGCTTTTTTTCTTGAATGTTCTTGATTTTCTATTGTTAGGTAGTGAGCACCTTGACCGCTTCCACTGAATGATGGATTTTTAAACTCATGGACTAATTCCTGAGCGTTAACTATAGATGCTAAAAATAAACTACTTGCGAGTACCTTTTTCATTGACTTTTTCCTTTAGTTTTTCCACTTCTCTGTATTCTAATACTACATTTACTTTTTGTTGAAGTCGGATAAGATCTTGATCAAGCATTCTAGTCTGATCAATCACTCTTATTAATGCCATATGCATTTCTTCTATTTGTGGTTCAATATGTTCTCCAATGAACCACCATACATAATAAATGAAATACCCCATACCAACTGACATTATAACAGGAAAGCCATAATCATTAATAAGCGTAACTATAGTAGGATCTTCTGAAGCAACTAATACTAATTCATCCATTAGTCTCTCCTTACATCAAGCTTATCATCTTCGATAAAATTCTCAGCACGAGCTATTCTATCAATATCGGGTTTTAACTCAAGTGCACTACTAACAAGAAGATCTATTTTAATCATTTCATTGCTCATAGTACGTGCTCTATTCTCAAGCATCTTACAGAAACCAGTTAACGTTTTAATATCGTCAACAATTCCTTCTAGAATTTGTTTAATAACGGTAAAGATAAAGAAACCCATTACTAATGATCCTGCAATGGGTGCTCCGAGTTCGCCTACTAATTCTAAAAATGTTTCCATATGCCTTTATTTAGGCAAATTAGGGGTTAATAAAAAACTTTAACCCCATACTTTTCTTCGAACCTATCTGCGTCTGATATGTTATTAACCATAGGTTCACCTCTTATATTAAGAGAAGTATTTAACAGGACTGAGCATCCTGTTCTTTTTTTCCATTCCTCTAGAATTGCTCTAAAGATTGTAGGCTCGTTTTTTGAGACAGTTTGTATTCTTGATGTACCGTCTTTATGAGTAATGGCTGGCAAATTAGGATCAGTACAGTCGACTACCATTTGCATATAAGGTGAAATATAACCTGGCTTAAAATGCAAGTTAACATCTTCTTCTAATACAGCAGGAGCAAACGGTCTAAATTTCTGCCTTCTTTTAATAGTATTAACTTGATCTTGAGCTTTAGCTCCTCTGGGATCAGCTAGTAAAGATCTATTACCAAGAGCTCTAGGTCCAAATTCAGCTGGACCAACCGCTACACCACACATACCATATTTTTTAATATGAATTACTATTTCTTTTGCTAGAGCTTTAATAGGTTTAGATGGTTCAATATTAAATCCTAAGTATGGATGTTCCCAGTTTACTTTTTTGCCGTAGGCTAAAGCGGCAGCGCCAAGCGACCCCCCTGCGTCTCCAGGATTAGGAAATATCCATAAGTTGCCTTTGCATTGTTCATGTAACTTAGAGTTAGCTACACAATTAAGAGCAACACCTCCTCCGTAAACAACATTATCAGATATCTCTAGAGCCTTATTAAACAATCCCTCTAATTTATTCTCTAAAATAATTTGTGCATTAAATGCAATATCAGCAGGCTTGTATCTATCAAGTCCCATTGCATCAACCATAGATTTAGGTATACCTTTGTGTAAGTTATGACTGAATAATGAAAAGAGTTTAGGTAATAAGTCCTTTTTATATTTTCCGAATGCAGCCATGCCCATAAAAATATATTCTTCATCAAGAGGTCTTAATCCTACAAAATGAGTTAATGCTGTATACCATAACCCTATAGAATTAGGATAGCTTTTAGTGTATACTTTTTTGTATTGAGCGTATCCATTATCATCATATGAACACTTCCATATAGTAGTCGTATCCCACTCACCAATACTATCAACAACAACAGCCGCTGCTTCATTATAGTCTGATGTTTGGAAAGTTGCAGCTGCATGTGACTTGTGATGATGGAATGTTTTATCTGGACTCCATGCAAGTTGTCTCTTTGAAAAAACAGTATTAAATTGACCAGCATATAACTGTCTAGTCTTTTTAAGAAATGGTTTTTCAAAAAGTGCTGTTGTTTTTATATTAAAATTACTATCAATATAATCTTTAAGCTCAGATGAGATATATTTCTCATGTTTATTACCTGAAAACCTCTCTGAATGAGAAGCAAATACGATATCACCATTTTTATTAATTACTGATGCTGCTGCATCATGAAAACCTTCACTCCATCCTAAATACATAAATCACCTCATAAAATTATCGTACAAATATTTAGCATACTCCTCATGCGCTTTTGGTCCCGGATGACCTAATGGCATTTTATCTAAATTATTTTTTTCTGTAAATTCGTTAAAAGATAAAGAACGACTATCAAAACCTATACTCTGATTACCGGTTAGCTTCTCTTTTAAATCATTTACATAAGTTTCAACAAACTCTAAGCCTGTCTTAAGACCTAAATTACGGTTGTTAAAAGTTTTTGATATTGTATATTTGTTTCCTTGATGAAACCAGCCTTGATAATAATCTATATTTAAAAGCTTGCAAGTCATAACAATATCATACATATAGAAAAAGGTTTTACTTATTCCTGTTTCATTTGTATAAACATTTGAATAATAATCCTCATACTCAGTTTTAAGAGCTCTCCAAGGATCAGAACCTAATCTAGCAGGAGAAAATTGAAAAAAAGGATCAGGTCTAGGCATATCCCATTTATGACTAATTAAATGACTATCTAAGTGAATATTTTCTACTCTTGCTATATCGCTCCATAATATTAAACATTTAGTAATGTTTCTATCTTCAAATAGTTGTTCTTTTGTCGTGCGCCATATTCTTTCATTTGAAGATCCAGGCCATGCTTTATTAATAACATCAATGTCAAGAAGCCTACCAAGATGAGTAGAATACCTCTCTTCTTCAGGGTTCTGTAATTCATCACCATAACTAAAACTGCAACCGTTAACTAATAAAGTCATTTTCTTTAAAATATGTACTTACCCATTCACCCATAAATTTATGAGCTTCTCTTCCTGGATGCCCCATACTAAATAAAGAGTTAGGTAAGTTATTGTCCTTTCTTAATGTTTCAAATGAGTGCATGTCTTGAGGTTTATAACCATATACATGATCTTTTGTATCAAAAAAATCAATATAATAGTTAATGTTATCTAATAATAATTTATTATCTCTTACATCAGTATCTAAAACCTTACTATGTCTTACATATCTTTCTAAATTAGATTTGTATTGCATTTGTAAAATAGGTATATTTCTAGCTTCACAAAGTAATTGTATATTAGCCATCATAGTTAAAGTATCTAATGCTAATTTAGATTCATTAGCAATAAAGCCAAAATATCCTTCAAGTGCTTCTCTTACATAATAATCTTTTATATTTTGCGTATTTTGAGGAGTAATTTGATTAATGCCACAATCAAAAGCACTGTTATCCCAAAGTTCAGGTTTAAAAAGTTCAAACCTTAACGGATCAGACCACATTATAACTACAGCTTCTGGATTATTAGAACTTAAATACTTAGTTGTTTTCCTAAAGATATTAAAGTTACACGAAGCTGGCTCAGCTTCATTAATAACTTCTTTATTTAAGTTATTAGAAACTACTGTAGGATAACAATACTTACTGCAAATTTGCAACGTGTCATGCCTACCTGTACCTATTCCATAAGTATAACTGCAACCATTAAAATAAATCAATCTTCATAAATGAAAGGGTCATTTTTTTTCATTCTCCATAATTTATATTTAACTAATAACTTTCTATATATTCTTTGAAAGAAATTTAGTTTCACTTTTTTATTTTTAAACTTTGATAATTCATCCATTAATTAAGCCTTTTATAATCATCACCATATAAAGATACGTAGGAAGTATTTTCTATATCCTCGGCTTGAACAGTTTTACGATCTTCACTTTTAGGAAACCCTAACGGATCCTGATACGCTATTGAAAATCGTCCATAACCTTCGTGTATTTTAGTAGGCGCTATTCCTGCATGATCAACATTACCAGGGAAAATAACAAGTCTACCTGGTTTAGGATTAACACAGTCAACTACATTATGATCTTCATCTGCAAATTTAGTTTCACCACCCCAGTTATGATCCCAACACATATTAGGATAAACCATATAAGTTAACCCTTTAGGATTATTAGGTGAATCTTTATGATACATAGGTGAGTCACCGAACTTAAAATTATTCATTAAAGCTCTAGAGAATAAAGGTGTTTCAATATCCAGCTCTAAAAGTCTTTTTTGCATTATATCATTTATATCTTGAATAATACCATGAAAGCCTACCCATTGTTCCCACTTAAGAGATTTACATAACGTAGCAGACTTAGCTCCATATTCTTGCATATCATAACCAAGTCCCCAGAAAGGGTAGCTTGCAAAATAGTTATCCATATGTTCTAATTGAGCATCAGAAAAGATGCCATCGACCACAGTACATACTTTAGATTTTATCACATTCATATTATTATTTATATACCTCTAAGACCTGCTGTATGCATCTAAAAGTGCTTCACCGGTTAGTTCATGACCAAAGAATACTACCTCTCCAGTCTCTTTAATTTCTCTTTTTATAACCCCATTATTGTACTCAATATCTAATACAGAGCCGTCTTCTCCTCTAGTATCATACCACATTGAATTAAAAGCATGAGCATGTATTGATTTAACTGTTGATGCCCATTTCTCTGCTTCTAATAAAGCTCTTTGCCTTTCTACTATTTCATCATATTGACTCATTAAAAATCTCCTGGGGCTACTTGACAACATATAAGCCCTCTATCTCTCCACATATTTACTACTGTATCTCTATCATCAAAAACTAAAGTAGGGTTATAACCTAAACTAATGAGATGATCTAGCATACCAGATTTTAAATCCTGATCAGCATCATAGTTATCATCTGGTCTCATTATCATAGTATCATATGGAATATCTTTTAGTTGTAACGCAGTTATGTCATGCTGCGCTTGATTTCTACCTGTTAAAATAACTATTTTATGTCCCTGCGCTGCAAGCGCTTTAGCAACTGAATGAACCTGATCTTTAGGAGTATCATCTTTAGTAGCATCTACAAATCCACTCCAATCTTTTCTACCCATAGATCCGTCTAGGAATTTACGCCTATGATCTAAGTCCATTAATGTTCCATCTACGTCAAAAATTACGTCCATCATTTACACCTGGTTCTTGAATAAGTTTAATAACAACAAATTTACCATCCCTCTTACCTTGACTGTAGAGCATATCATACATAGCACCTGCTCCGTCTTTATGCCCTTGTCTATAACCTAAGTATTGGGCTAACATACCTATACCTAAAATAATTCCTACAGTTAGTTCATTCATATCTACCTTCCTCTAATCCTATCGAGAAACCGAATCTGGCTCCTTGAGGTTCAGGGTCATGATATACACCGCATGGTATATAAAGTAAATCCCCGTTATATAAATTATAGCTGCTTCCATCATCAAATGCAAATTTAGTTCTACCTGATCCTTGTATGAAAAATACATTAGCTGTATCTTTATGTCTGCCATGTGATCCTGATTCTCTTGATAATGAACCGTATAGATGAACTGACATATCTCCAGTACGTGATGGAAATATATTTTGTATTTGATCTGCTAGATCAACAATATTTTGAAATTTATCGTTTAAGAAATGAATTAAAAAGCCGCCTGCTTTCATATGCCTGGTAAGCTGCTTATCCATATTGATTAGCTCAATAACATCATCCCACTTATAATTAAGAGTAGGAACAGCATTAGGAATATAAAAAGGGGTGCGGCTATTAACCGCATCCCTTAGCTCTTTAGATAATAACCAATTAGGCTGCTTCTGCATACTCTAAAGCCTTTTCTAATGCCTTAATCTTAAGGTTTTTAGATTGACCATACCAAGCACTTTGTAGTCTTGAATCAGCATCATTACCTCTCTCATGATCAGTATAATAAGTAACTGCATTAAAAGCAGACCACCATGATCCTTGAGCATAATTAGCGCCAGGCTGTGAGTTAAGAAGTTCTTCTAACCTTTGACCAGGTCTAGATATTACTAACTCATCAGACTCTTTCTTAGAGTAAGTAGGAAATAGATCGTTAAAATATTCTCTAACGTTATCTAATTTAAATTCCTTAGTACCTAAGAACTGAGCCATTTCTTTATACTGGTTCATTTTAAACTCGGCTACACCAAGCATTCTTTTTACTTCTTCAGCGTCAAATTGCTTTTTATGATTAAGTTTAACAACATTATTAGCTTCTTGGCTTAATGAAAGAGTTAAAGTATTATTACAAACAACTCGTATAGGTGTAAATCTAACATCAATAGACTGTCCAAATCTATGAGGGTTAGTAAATAGTAAATATGAATCTACTTTATCACCACCGAATAACTCAAATGAGTCATTTACTTTAGCAAGACCCCATACTATCTGACCACCTTTAAGTGAACCAGCGGTATGCATTTGCATGTCTCCTGATCTGACGAAGTCGTCAAAGAATTCAAAAGCTTCAATATTCTGAACTGGGTTCCAGTTCTTACCAACAATATCTAATACTTTATTATCAGAAGATCTAACCAATGCTTTCTTTTCAGGTACTTCTGCACCTTCTAAAGTAACAAGGGTTTGTTTTTCAACTGACCAATCTAGCTCAGCTGCTTCCATCATTTGCTGGGGCGAAAGATCAGCAGGTACTTCGTGTCCGAGTCCGTGCCAAGGTAATTCTCCAGCGTAGGCCATAGTTTCAACTTCATGTGACATAATATTTCTCCTTTGTGTCAATTAATTTATAACTATATTATAGTCGCTAGAGCGTAAGAGGTCAACTCCTTTTACCAATTAATTCCATTTCTTTGTTTTAGTCTGATTCTGTCTTTAGAATAGTATTGTATATTAAAACATAATCTTTCTTTAGAATCCTTTTGTGGGAGAGGCCTGTGGTACCACCAAAACGGCATTATATAAAGTTTATTATTTTGAACCGTTATTGTTTCTTCTCTGAATTTATTAATAGCCGGATCAACATTAAGCATTTGTAATTGACCACCTTCTTTAGGAATATCTAAATAAAAAACTGAATTAAGCTCTGCTTCAGGGTGATTATGCCATACTGATCTATTGTTAGTATTATTTTGAGAGTATAACCATACTTTAAATTCTGGTAATGATCTATTAATAGGTTTAAAGTGGTAATCTATAATATCTATCCATAAAGGTTCTATTATATCTAAAACTTTTTGTATTGTTATTCTTTTACTGTAACCTGAACCGTTACTATTTTTTAATGCTAGGTAGTATTCATCTATAAGTTGCTGCTTATATGGTAATAATAAATCATTAATAGGAAAATCAGCAGAAAAAGGATATGCTTGTGCCATTAATATGAGCGGGGTATTGGATTTCCTTGAGGATTAAGAGTATAGTCAATACCATTAATGTATAATTTATTATTTTTCCAGAATCTAATCACTTTAGGGTTATCAGTATTAAAAGCTTGAGACAGAACAAAAATAGCTTCAGGATTATCTAATTCACCGTACTCAGTCATTCTATCTAGCTCAGTAAATGCAATATCAATATTTGTATAGAGTGATCTATCAAAATACTCTACACTAGCTGGTTCTGCAAAGATATTTTCCGACCATAATAGCCATTTACCTGATTCGGTCGCTTCAGAGTCAGTAGTTACCTTATATGTTTCAATTGCATAATCTGCAAGAGAAGGGTCGTCAGTTATATAATCTTCTATACCATTAACCATTTATATTCTCCCTATAAAATTCTTTTTCTTTATCCCTGATATTAGGTAAATTATTATCTAGTATTAATCTATCTATATTGCCAGGCCAGTAACTCTGGTTACTAGGATTAAAATACTGAGCAAACGACCCTATTTCTGATTCTACATCAACATAATGAAAGTAGTGTTGAAAAGCATACTCATTGTTGTATGGTTCTCTATGATGTGGAATCTCGCACCCTTTATAAATTAATATATCAGAGACCTTGAGCTCAACTTTTTGTTTACCATTTTTCGCTTCAAGCCAGACAGGCCATGGAGGTCCTGAATAAGCAAACGGCATTGTAACTGATACCTCACAAGCAAGTCTATCTACATGCCACTTCATACCTTGAGTATCGTTTAAATGTACTCTACCAAAGTGGAAGGTAGGAATTAATCTTAATCCAAATTCTTCTTGCATTAAATCAAGAAGAAAAGCATGCATCTTTGCATATGGATTATTTATGCCATTATGAGTTTGTATATCATTGCAGAAACCGGCATTAAAACACTTATATTGAGTTTTAAAGAGTATATCTTCATCATCATTCTCATACTGATCTAAATTCTTATTAGAAAAGTCTATAATATCTTCAATTAATTTAATCGGTACAATATCTCTTAAAATAACATACCCTGTATCATTTAATTGTTTTCTATTATGATTAGCCATAATAATATTTATGCAGTAAGCAGCTCAATAAGCATAATTGTTATGCCCATAGTAAATGCACCGTATAAAAAATAGATTGCATTAAACACTCTATTAGCTGATTCATCTTGCTTATCAAATGACTTCATCATCTTTTCATAACTTTTTTGTACTTTTGAATTCATAATTATTTTTTTCCTATATATTTTAAGTCTGATTTAGGTATCACTTGATACGCTCCTTTATTATAGGCCGGAGCTATTGCATAATTAGAAGAGATTTTTAATCTCTCTTCTTTAAAAGCCTTTTCCTCTCTAATACGTTCTAATCTATGCTCTTCACTTTCTTTAGGTTGTAGCAACTTAGATTTAAGATTTCTTAAATCGCTCATATAAGCTGGCTCAGAAGGCCTAGAAGGCGTCTCATAACTTCTGGAGGTCTTGAAGCTATGAGACTTTTTAGGCTTAGATAAACTACTAGTCTTTCTTTTACGACCATGCATATCATAGCGCAAAGAGTTAACAGCGTTTATCATTCCCATTATAATACCTTAAGACCTTCTCCAGACATTGCATAGTTATAAGCAAATCTTAAAAGTCTAT